ATAATAAGGGGGACAGATTTCTGTCCCCCTTAAATTTTTAACTGTAAATTAACATGGTAAACTTAGACCAACTTAGAAAAAAATATGAACAAATTAATCGCACTAAATCGGACAACGATACCAGCGATTTTCTCAAAAAGTTTTTGATGATGAAAGAGGGTACGACTGTAGTTCGTATCCTTCCTTCTAAATCCGAAGACGAAGATTTTTATGCAGAGACTGCCATCCATCGTATTGATGGCAGGAATCACCATTGTCCGCGTGTGAAAGGTAATGATTGTCCACTGTGTGATCTCAGCTACCAACTTTGGAATACCAAAGTGGACGAGAATCAAAATATTGCAAGACAAATTAAATCCAGTAAGCGTTTTTACATTAACGCCGTTGAACGAGATACGGGAGATGTCAAGATCCTTTCCATGGGAGTGAAACTTTTCAGTAAGATTTTAGACTGCTTCTTTGACGAAGATTACGGAGATATCACCGACGTTAAAGAGGGACATGATTTCAAAATCGTTAAGGATATCCAAGGTCAATGGCCTAATTATGATAAGTCTTCTCCAAAGCCCAAGAGATCTCCGGCTGGTTCTGCCCAGGAAATAGCTCAATGGTTCGACGAACTACACGATATCCATGGTTTGGTTAGAGTAGCCTCATATGAGGATTTGAAGAAGATGGCTCTTAGCATTATCGGAGAGAGAGATTCTACAAATACACCCGACCCAATGCCCAAAGAAGACAGTGATGATGAGGGAGACTATCTATCTCATCTGAAAGGGTTAGGGAATGGTTGATGAGTCTAATGACGATAGCAGGAAACGCAAGCTTAAGATACTTGCGTTTCCTGCTAATACGGGTGGATGTAGCTACTATAGAATTATCATGCCAATGGATAAGTTGGCAGAGAAATTTCCAGACGATGTAGAAATTAGGTTTAATTTTAATCCTTTAAAATGGGATGAGGATACTAGGCAACCACCCAAAGAAGAAGTAGAATATGAGGATTTGGATTGGGCAGATATCATGTTCACTCAGAATATCGCTAACTATGGTCCTCAGTATATGATAGACCTCTTTAAGAAATGTAAGGAGAAAAATAAATTCATTCATTACGATACTGATGACCTTTTGACGGATTTATATGCGGGTCATCGCTTAGAAGGTGTGTATAAGGAACAACGTCTGGATGAGCTTACGAAGGTTCTATATCACAATGCAGATCTAGTCTCTGTTACACAAGGTAAATTTGCGCAGAGGGTCGCTCCGTTCGTGAGAGGGTGTTTATGTGTGATCAAAAATGCAATTGATCATGACCTCCCGTGTTGGAACTTTCCTAGAGTAAAAGCGCCGAAAAAAGTGTGTAGGGTTGGGTGGGTAGGAGGCATCCATCACGAGCAGGATGTAAAACAAATTCCTACCATAGCCATGGGAGTAAATTCAAAAGTAGGTGCAGAGAGAGTTCAATGGGGGTTCTACGGGAGACCAACCCTGGCTCCGGAACAGAAACGAGACTGGCAACAAGATGTGTGGGATTCTTACGAACGTCTCTTGACAAGGGGGGTCAAACATAGGAATACATTTGTTTTTCCTGCTGCACCATCTCATATGTACGGAGCTATGTACAGAACTATAGACATTTCTATAGCTCCTCTGGAGTGGAATAATTTCAATGACTCTAAATCGGAGATTAAGGCTATGGAAGCGGGTAGATACGGTATACCACTAGTGGCCACTAACTGCGGATGCTATGATGAGATAATTGAAAATGGAGTTACGGGGTATCTCATTGATAAAGATAATCCGAAGAGTGAGTGGGTTAATGTTTTGTCTCGCCTTATCAAAGATAAAAAGCATCGCGTGGAGTTGGGGAATAATTTGAAACTTTTAACAGATGAACGCTTTAATATTAACTCCCATATAGGTGAGAGGCTTAAGTTATACAGGAAACTATTAGATGCAAAAAAGTAAAATTAAAATTATTTCTGGATTCACAAATGCAGGGGGTTCCACGGTTGCTAATGTTAATTTATGTAACCTTTTTAATGAGAGGGGACTGGATTGTACTTTTTACGGTCCTGAGGCATGGCATCTAGACAAATGCAATGGGGATATTCTCAACTCACAGAATACAGCTGTAAATGAGGAAGGAGAAATTCTTCTCCTGCACTATCTTAAGTTTCCTAGTCGGCCTACTGCTTCTAGAAAGGTTATCTTGACATGCCATGAGAAAGCTTTATTTCCCATTTCTTCCATACCCAGATTTTGGGACGATATTCATTTTGTTTCCGAACACCAGAAGAAATGGCACAGGGAGCCTGGTTTTATTATTCCAAATGTTGTCTCAAAATTAGAGCACAGCAAGAGGAAGCCTAAGAAAGTGGCTGGAATTATAGGAAGCATAGACAAGAATAAGAGAGTGCATGTCTCTATTAGAAAGGCTTTGGAGGAGGGTTATGAAGATATTTTGTTGTATGGGTTTATCAGTGATGAGATGTATTTTAACGCACTTGTTAAACCCTACGTAGATGAGGGTCTCGTCACTATGATGGGTCATGAAGATGATAAGCAGAAAATGTATGATTCCGTTACCAAGGTATTTCATTCTTCTCGCAGCGAAACTTTTAATTTTATAGTGCCCGAGTGTGAAATGACTGGAACTGAGTACTGCGGGAGCGAATCTGCTAATCCTTTTTCCGATGAGAAAAATCTAAATATATCCTCTACACGTTATGAGATGACCAATGATGATATATTCGAGGCGTGGATGAAATGTCTGGGAATCTCGTAACTATCTTATGCTCTAGTTACAACTCAATGGAGTGGGTTGAAGGGTACTGTGATGCAGTCAATTCTCAAATGTTGTCTGAGTTTGATCTTGTAGTTTGCGATGCAAATTCTGAGGATGGGTCACGTGAGTTTTTTAAAAATTATAAATTTAGAGAGGGGATCAATGTTATCTTCAGAGATTACAAATCTCGTATAGGGGTTTATGATGCGTGGAATGGTGCTCTAGAGGAAACTAGAACTCCATATGTAATGAATGTAAATACAGATGACAGACTTTTTCCTGGCGCGTTGACCACTATGCTTGGATATGCAGTAACACGCCCTGATATTGATGTTTTTTACTCCAGGTGTTTAGTTACTGATGATAAAGATCATTCTAATATTGTTCAGTTGTACGACTGGCCTGAGTACTCGCATGAAAACATGCTAGGACAGTGTTTGTGTGGTCCTTTCCCCCTAGTAAAGAGGGATTCTTTGGTAAAGGCAGGAAAATTTAATCCTAAATATACCATATCGGGGGATTATGAAATGTGGCTAAGGATGTCCAAGAAAGGTTTCAGGTTCATGAAAGTTAAGGAACCTATAGGAAGTTACTATTTCAATCCTACAGGAGTAAGTACTGACACATCTAGATTTGATGAGCACTTGAAGCAAGATATAGAAATTCGTGAGATGCACAAATGATACCTGTGATAATGACAGAAAAGACTATACAATACAGTGAACATCTTAATGTCGCTGTAGAGCGTTCTAATTTTAAAAATCGTACCATTGTACTGGGAGACGAAGGTAACTTGCAGTGTGGTGCAGAGCATCACATGATGTCTGATTATTCATATAGAGCGAATAAGTTTGCGGAAGTGTATACACACCTAAATTTCAATCCCGAGTGGATGGAGCTTTTGTGTTTTAAGAGATGGTTTGTAATACATGATTTCATGGAGAAACACGACATTGATGTTTGTTTTCACTGTGACAGTGATGTCTTGGTGTTTGTTGACGTCAATGAGGAGTATCATAGGTTTAAGCAATTTGAAATGACCTTGAGTGGACGTGTGAGTGGGCATACTGGGTTTTTTACTCGTAAGGGTCTTAAGAAATTTTGTGATTTCATGTTCAATGTGTATTCTGAACGTGGATATTTGTATGAGCTTTTTTGTACAATTTATGAGCTTAGGCAAAAGCACCAAGTACAGGGAGGAGTTTGTGATATGACTTTGCTAGGAGAGTATGCAAATCAGAATGCTCCAACTATTGGTGAAGTCTCTGTTGTTATGGAGGGCAGCGGTCTGTCGCCATTACCGTTTTTTGATCATCATTTACGCTGTGAGGAAGGAGATTTTGAAATGGTCAATGGGAAGAAAAATATATTTTTCTTAGACGGGCTTCCCTGGTGTAGGCAAGTTGCAGGACCTCGTGTTCCTTTTGCAACCATACACTTCCAAGGGGCCTTGATGAAGCCATTAATGAAGGAATTCAATAATAAGGCTCTCAAGACATGATTTACATATCCTCTGTATTTGATAGAAATTACTTACACTACGGCATAGCATTGTTGGAATCTTTGAGATTCACATACGGAAATGATTTTGAATTCCATTGTTTGTGCTTAGATGACAAGTCATTTGAGGTTATGAATGGAGTTTCTTCTCAGGCTATTCCATATGATATCAAAGACTTAGAGAATTCTCATGAGGAGCTACTGGATGCAAAGATTACACGCCCGTACAATGAGTACTGCTGGACACTGGCTTCATGGTTCTCGAATCACCTTCTTGGCTCTGTAGATATTCCCCATATAATCTATATCGATTCTGACATCTGGTTCTTGTCAGACAGCAGAAGATTTTTTGAAGAATGTCTGGAAAAATCAGTCGGAATCCTAAGACACAGGCACATCTTAGAGGGGCACCCTGACGGTGGGTATAATGTGGGTGTTGTCTCATTTAGGAATGACGAAGTAGGGAAGAAGACTTTAGGGTGGTGGAAAGATTGTGTGTTGAAAAGGGAACCTCTGCACCTCGCCACGTGTGGGGATCAGAAATTCTTAGATGCTTTTCCAGATGTGGCTGGTAAAGGAAACATCAAGTTTGTAGATGAGAATTTTTCATATGGAGCGCCATGGACTTACAGGTTATATGGATGGGCAGACTACTTGCGAAGTGGAGATGTCCTGTGGGGGGGAGTTCTTCAACCACTAGTATTTGTACATTTTGCTAGGATACAGATTGATTATAAAACCAAAGAGGTAACTCCTGTAAGTGATCCAAGATTTTCAGTGCATACACTTAATGATGGAGTCTTCTCTATCCCAGAAGTTAGTTTGCTTTACCATCAGTATGCAGACAGACTCTTTAAAATAGACGATGAGTATAACCTATGAAAATTGCATTTGGAATGATTGTATTTGAAGGGGATTACGTCTTGAGACAGTCCCTGGAATCAGTATATCCTTTTGCTTCCCAAATATTGATTGCTGAGGGTCCCGTCAAGTACTGGCAAGAGCAGGGTAGGACTACGTCTACTGATTCTACGAATGATATACTAGAGAGTTTTCCGGACCCTGACAACAAAATTAAAATTGTTCATGGGCAGTTCGAAGGGAAGGATGATCAATGTAGGGCATATATGAAGTTCCTCGATAAAGATATTGACTACATCTGGAACCTAGATTCTGACGAGGTATACAAGTCTGAAGATATAGAGAAGATAATTGAATTGCTGGAGAGGGAAAAGTATACGTCCGTTGGAGTTCAGAGTTGTTCATTTTATGGGGGTTTTACCAGTTACATCGGTGGGTTTGAGGAGAACGTAGATAACTTCCTAAGGATTTTCAAAGTGTACCCAGGCTGTACATGGGAGACCCATAGGCCTCCAACTATAATAGCTCCGTCCGATGTCGTTACGCTCCCTAAAAAACATTTAGACAGTGACACACTCTGGGACAAGCACGGTGTCAGAATGTATCACTACTCGTACGTATTTCCCACCCAAGTTAAGAACAAATTAGAATATTACAAGGAGAAGGTTAACAGGTACAATTGTCATCCAAATTATTTTAATGAGATTTACCTGCCATGGATCACCGGAGATTCTGTAACAAGGATGAACGTTGAAAAATCATGGCGTGGTGTTCACGAATTCATTTCAAGAGATGACTCGTATACTAAATTTTTTGTTGGGGATCATCCAGAGCCTATTACTGCTTCCCTGACCGAACTTGAAAATAGAGTACAACATGAACTTAAATATTACACTGCGCGACAATCCTGATCTATACGTAGATTACAAGAAGTGCCAAGAGTTCCTTGCAGATGTTAAGGATGAAGATTTTTCGTACCCTGAAGGCATCACGTATTTTCATGTCTACACAGAGGTCAGAACCCCCAAGGAGTTGATGGCTATAAAATCGTATGTGGCTACTCAGAACCTGGAGAAAACTAAACTTATCGTTTGGTCTGATTATGATATTTCTGATCAGGAAAATATTCAACCTTACAAAGATGCTGTAGATTTCCGAGTATACAACTCTACGGAACTCGCTAAAGGGACTCCCCTAGAGTCTAGGCATGAATACCTAAACCCACAGGATGATGACAGACATTGGATGAGTAGCGGAATTATGAGATTCCTAGTCTTGTATAAGTTTGGGGGTATTTATTACGATATGGATATGGTATTGTTGAGAGATTTTAAACCTCTTCTAGGAAGAAATTTTGCATACCAGTGGGGTTCATCAGTTGATTTCGGTAAAGAGAATGAATTTTCTGGAGACTGTCACGGACCATGTGCAGCCTTATTGGGAGCGAACAGAGGAGAGCAGTATATCGAAGATTGTATAGAGACTTTGTTGTCTACTCCCATCCGTCCTATGTCCACCTGTTTTGATGAAGATATGATGGCTAAAGTTTATAGAAAGAATCCAGATTGTTTTACCATTTTCCCTTCTCCTTTTTTTAATACTGAATGGCTTATTAGCAAGAC